TACTACAGGATCACTAGTTGGATCACCTGTGCATACGTCTGGAGATCCCCCGTCTGTATCTGGGCCACAATGTGGTGGAACAGGACAAAGAGAATCTGCATTTGCTGTATCTGGTGTATGATTTACTGTAAGAATGTTATCAGCATATACTTCATTTGAATGAGCTATCAAGGCACCGTCGCCATGTGAATTAGGATCGGCGTCAACTGATACTAGCAAATTATTAGCATAGACATCAGTATTGCCAGCTACAGTTGTTGTCGCCCCACAAACACGAGGATCTGTATCTCTGTGTATATCTGCCATACTAGTATTTATTTAAACGATAAGTGACGGCTTTTCTGGTACTACTAATGATGATGTTTGTTGACGGTATGCATCGGCAAAATCTTCTCTTGTAATTGTAATTAATGTAATTGAGTCGTGTCTAATAGTATAGGATTTACCAACTTCAGCAGTAAACAAGAATTGTTGTAATCCAATACCTTTTTCAGTAGCAACTATTGTTAAAGGTGTACTAACTTTAACCATGCTTTCGTTTTCTTCTTCTAACTTACCAACTAGTTCTTCGCCGGATTTTAGTTTTATAGTAACTACATCATTTACTTTATAATTTGTTTCAATTAGCACATTTAACCCCTATTGTTAGTTATCACGCCACATGTCGTGATCTTGATAATATTGTTCAAGTTCTTGATACCCGCCTACATACTTACCGTGTAAAATAATTTGTGGTGCAGATTTTGGCCTAGGCATACCATTTAAATCAAACTCTTCAAATAGTCGTTCAACAGTTATGTCTTTACCGATTATTATTTCAATATAAGGAATCCTAGAATTACTTAGTAAATCTTTAGCTTTAGTACAGTAAGGACAGTTAGGCTTACTATATATTACATTTGGCAACTTCTCTTGTGACATGATCGTTCTTCTCCGTATATTTGTCCCAAACATTCTTCCATATATGTTGACAACGGCAACAATTAAATGTTTGTATTACTTTATTATTAACTTCCTCTAAACTAAATCCGCAATTTTTAGAAATATGATTCTCTTCATACTCTTTACATTTTGGACATTCTTGAAACGGTATAATATGGTAATTCCCGTTAAACGCCATTATCTTCCTTTATGACTAGAGTGTTATTAGATCTTTATTCTTTTGGTATACTCCATCTTGTACGTATGTCTTTAAAGCTAAGAATGACAATTGCAGAAGCAATAAGAACTATTGAGAATGATTCATAAACTAATGCAGTTGGATCCATTTCTTTTCCTTGTAATATTATTTGGCGGGCTAATGCAGTTATGGCAATCAAAAGTGGTAAATGTATGCTTATAGATTGTTCTTGCCAAAAGACTCGAACCATAGCTACTACTTCTAAATATAAAAACATTAATAGCAAATCAGCCAAGGATACTGTTTGATGTACAACTATTGATTTTAACTCAATGCCTACAGCTATTATAGTACTCGTTAAAATAATACTTAACAAACCTAATTGTAGATACTTTGTAATCTTTTCCATATTGTATTATAGTTTAAATCCCTTTAATTTATCTTGTGTTGCTTCATCTACGTCGTGTTTTATACCACCGATGATATAGCTTTCTATCTCCGTTTCCTGCGGGGCCACTTGTAGTCCCGAACTACTCAACCAATGTTGTGTCCAGGGTAATGGGTTTGTATTCAGTGGGCGGTCATAAAGCGTTTTATAACCTAACGCTTTTAATCTTCTATTAGCAATATATTCAACGTAAGCATGTAATAAGTTTTCATTTAATCCAATAATAGATCCTTGTTGAAATAGATAGTTAGTCCATGCTTTTTCTTCGTCTACACAAGCCTTCCACATTTCATATACTTCTTCTTCACACTCAGCAACGATACTTTGCATTTCTTTATCGTCTTCACCTTTCATCCAATGTTTAAGTACATGGCTTGTAAGGTTTAAGTGTGTTGCTTCATCTCTAGCAATTAAGGAAATAATCTTAGCTGAGCCTTCCATCATTTTTAATTCACCAAATGCAAACGTACATGCAAACGATACATAAAAACGTAGTCCTTCTAAGATATTAACATTCATCATTGCAAGAAATAGTTTCTTTTTAACTTCACGCATTGTACCTTTTTTATGATGCATAAAATTATCAACAGCAAGTGTAAACTCGTCATAGTTTTTTGTAACACTTTCTGCTCTTTTAATAATTTCTTTATCGTCTAAGATCGTATCTAGTATTTCTGTAGGATTAGCATATACATTCTTCATAATATGTGTGTATGCTCTACTGTGAATAGATTCAAAAAAGTCCCAAGTAATAATGCACCCTTCTAATTCTGGCAGTGAAACATAAGGCAAGAAAGCTAATGCTGGTCCTCTACCTTGTACACTATCTAATAGAGTTTGATACTTTAAGTTACTAGTGAAGATATGTTTTTGTTCTGGTCTAAAGTTTTGAAAGTCTGAACGATCTTTTTGTAGACTTACTTCTTCTGGCCTCCAAAAGTATCCAAGCATAGTTTGATTAAGTTTATCAAACTCAGGAAATTTAAATACATCGTACCGTTGTACATTTTGTGCTTCACCAAAGAACATTGGCTGTTTAGTGAAATCGATTTTTTCTTTATTGAATACAGTTTTAGAAGTCATTTTATAATCCAGTTAATTTATATTACGCAACTCTCACAGTCTTCTTCGGATTGCTTTGTAATGTCGAGTTGAGGTTGAAATGAATTAGGTGTGCTTTCGGAAGCGACTTCTATCGGAGTTTCAGTTGCATCAACTTTGAAGTCGTATGTGTTTTGATAATAAGATGTTTTCCAACCTAGCTTGTATGTCATTAGCATATCTTGAATCATAGTACTCATTGGTACTTCGTTGTTTTCAAAGTGTGTAGGATTGTAACTCCAGTTACCACTAATAGCTTGGTCGAAGAATTTTTGCATTACAGCAACAATATTAATATAGCCTTCGTTATCAGGCATATCCCATAGTAGGGTATAGTAATTTTTTAAAGTTTGATATTGTGGAACAATTTGCTTAAGAGGCCCTTTTTTTGATTTCTTAACAGACAAGTATCCTCTAGGCGGTTCGATTCCGTTTGTGGCATTTGACACAATGCTACTGCTCTCTGATGGCATTTGTGCAGACAACGTTGAGTGCCGTAGGCCATGTTTTCTAATATCTTTGCGTAAAGTATCCCAATCATATTTTAATGTTATATTGCATACTGCGTCTAAATCCTTCTTATAATGATCAATGGGCAATAGTCCTTGTGAATATTTAGTACGATTGAAGTACTCACATTTTCCTTTTTCAACAGCAAGGTTGTTAGAAGCTACTAATAGATAGTATTGAAATGCTTCTGTTAGTTCGTGTACTTTTGTTAATGCTTTTTTGTCATTATACTTAACTTGATTCTTTGCTAGATAGTGTGCTAAACCAATATATCCAATACCTAAAGATCTACGTGCTTTTGTGCTTATTTCAGCCGCTTTTACAGGATACCGTTGGTAATCTATAATTTCATCTAATGATCTAACTGCTAGTTCACATAGGTTTTCTAATTCTTCTAGTTGATTAATTTTACCAACATTAATAGCAGAAAGAATACATAATGCAATCTCACCCTCTTCGTCGTCAATGTGTTGTAACGGTTTAGTTGGTAGTGTAATTTCTTGACATAAGTTACTCATATAAACAGTATCAGTAAAAGAACTATGCGTATTACAATGGTCAACATTCATTATATAAATGCGACCAGTTTCTGCTCTTTCTTTGATTACAGATGAAAAAAGATCCATTGCAGGAATTTTCTTTTTTCTAAGTGAAGTTTTACGTTCATACTTTTCATAAAGTTCTTGGAATAAATCTTGGTCAGTAAAAAATGCTTCATATAAATCTGGCACATCATGTGGTGAGAATAGAGTAATATCTTCATTTTTTAATAATCGTTCGTACATCAATTTATTCATTTGAATTGAATAATCTAATTTACGGACACGATTATCTTCAGTACCCTTGTTATTTTTTAATACAAGAATATCTTCAATTTCTAAATGCCATAAAGGGAAGTGCGTTGTTGCACTACCACCACGTACTCCGTTTTGAGTACAGCATCTTACAGTTGCTTCGAACTTCTTAAGAAACGGAATCACACCTGTGTGAGCAACTTCACCACCTCTAATTTTAGAATTAATAGCTCTTACTCTACCCGCATTGATTCCGATGCCGGCCCTTTGGGCAGTATATCTACCAATCGACATATCACTAGCAAAAATACTATCAAGGGTATCGTCACTATCGACAAGAACGCAAGAAGCAAACTGTCTAACAGGGGTACGGACACCAGCCATGACTGGCGTCGGGATATTGATTTTAAAAAGTGAGGTCGCATCGTAATATCTCCTTACATAATTTAAACGATCCTTTTCTGGATACTCAGCGAACAATGTTGCCGCTATCATCATATACATAAATTGTGGAGACTCAAAAATTTCTCCAGTGCTTCGATCTTGACAAAGGTATTTGTCTACAATTTGTCTTAGACCTGCATAGGTAAAATTTTCGTCTCTCTGATGTTTAATAAATTTGTCAAGAGTTTTAATCTCGTCAGAAGAATACTTTTCTAAAATAGCTTTATCATATACTCCACGTTTAATATTTTTATCAATCATTTCTTGTAAAGTAATTGGTTTGAAATGACCAAACGCTTCTTTGTATATTGGATAAAGTAATAATCTTGCCGCGGCAAATTGATAATTAGGAATATCTAAAGTAATTAAATCATTTGCTGACCTAATTAAAATTTCTTGTATTTCGTTTGTTGACATTCCATCATAAAATTGAATATTTGCATTCATTTCAATTTGTGATGCACTTACATTTGCTAGTCCTTCACATGCCTCTTCGACTACGAAGTGTATTTTATTTACATTAAGTGGTACTAATTTTCCATCTCGTTTTTGAATCTTTATTCCTACGCCGTTTGACATGTGCTTTAATTTTCCTTTGCTTTAGTTCTTGTTAATTTAGTAAATGATAATTGTATTTATTGTAACCGTGGCATCTTGTAAATTCGTTGTGGTATAATTGTTGTGGGCAATTCATTTTTTTGAATAACTCCATCATAATTATAGCACAAAACTTTAGACTCAATGTGCAAAGGGTATAATAATTCTTCATTTACCTTGTCTATACTGATATGTATCTCAAACTTGGAATCTTTAAACCTATCGGTTAACTGTAGAGTGTAACAGGTTCCTAAGGTTAACATAAAATCACAATACTTATCATGATCTAATAACTCCCATGGAGTAGGCCAAATAGCTTGATTCCATGGATCCGTACTTAATTTACACCGCTTTTTGGTATTATAATAATCAATAACGTCTTCGAAGGGTTTAATACTCTTTTCTAGTTTAGAACGAAAATCGTTCCAACGCTTTAATTTAATCTCGAATAATTCGTCTAGCATTAACTATGACTTATACTTTACCTTAAATATTATGTTACCTGTATCAGCTGTAGTAGAGTTTAACATCTCTACTATGGTTGTGTCAACTATTGTGTCGCCATTTTCATCAGTAAGACTTGCTCTAAATTTTATGTTAGTTTCAAAAGTTGAACCACCCAAGTAACTATGATCATCTGTTAGTGTTGCTGTTCCAGTTGAACGGTTAATTAAAATTTCCAAAGTGCCTTGTCTTACAGCATTTACGGCTGAAGATCTATATATGTAATCAATATAGATTGTTCGATCAGCTTCGGCTGGTGCCCTTAATACTCTAGTGTATGAGTTATATTGAACAACTGGAATATTATATGAGTATTCCATATCGTAAATAGCAGGCCCTTCAACTTCTGGTACATAAGGAAATCCAGAAATTAATGATTGGTCATATGTTAAACGTCTAGTTCTGTCAAAGTAATCATTTGTTGAAATATTAGTATATGCTGTACCAAAGGAATATTTAATAATTGAATGTGAAGCATTTCCTTCTGTACCGCCATTATTTCCCACACCAATAAAAGTGTTATGTGTGCTTGTATTATTATTACCTATATGAATCCAAATACCTTGTTTATCAATGTCTTGGAATTTACAATTACTAATATTGTTATTAATTGGACCTGTTAACATACCTGCGGCATTAATAACAGTACCGTCACCAAACACAATACCATATCCTAATGTTTCAAAAACACATTTGTCCCATAAGTTATTTTCAATATCATATTTAGATTCAATACCTCTAGCAAAGCCTTTGATAGAAATATTTTTAAAAGTATTCCTAATTGAATTAACAGAAGTACTTAATGCTCCCATGTAAATACCAACTTGATTAACAAGATGTCCTGCTCCACTAGTCCAAGGACCATTAATAATAATATCTTCAAACGTACTTTCTCTACAACTTTGTATTTTTAAGCCAACATTATTACTTGTAGTCTTTATAGTCATACCCTTAATTGTAATGTGTCTTGCTTGATTTAATGTTGTACTTGTAGCATCTAATGCCGGTGATCCCGGAGTACTGCCACTATTTACAGTTTCGAATATAGGTTGATCTACTGTTTGTGTAATAATAACTTTATCGCTACCAGCACCTACTATAGTTGCATGTGGAGGTACTTTTAGTGAAGCTGAAATTGTGTAATCACCTGCTGGAATTGTTAACGCAACTCTACTTGCTGTACTACCTTTAGTAGCAGTATTAATATATAATTGATCAATTGCCTGTTGTAATTTTACTGTTTGATCTGTTGCGTCACCTAACGCACCAAAACTCTTAACACTAACAGCTTCATCTAATCTGTCTTGTAATGTTCTAGTAACAGGAAGTGTTGGTGTTTCTCCTGTCTGCATAGTTGCAATTGGTTTTTGATACTGATACTGATCAGCAAATGTAAAAAGATTGTCATGTTGTGTTAATATTTTACTATTACCAACTGACGGAGATCCTTCAGATACTGAGCCATTACCTATGTAAAGTTCACGAGTATCTACGGCCCAACCTAGTTCTCCACCTGCTAATTGCGGAATCCCAGAGCCTACGTTCTTTTGACCTCTTCTAATTTGTATACGACTGATCTGGACTATTGCCACGTTTCAACTCCTTGTTTTATATATTTATGCGAAACGGTCATAGTACTGGTACACCCTATCCCACCATTTATTCTCCCATGACTTAAAGGTGTCAGGAAAAATGTCAAATTGCTGGTATGTAAGGTCTCTACAGCATACAAAAACGTGGCCTTCGCTAATATTAGTACCGTAAATTTCATTATGTGCTAGAGCATAGGCTACTAACTGCATTTTATAGTCATCAACCCATTCTTCTTTTTTAGGCTTATTTGATTGCTTGAAGTCCATGATGCATTCTTGACCTTTAAAGACGCCTACAAGGTCTGTAGTTCCTGCATATATCTTAGGGTGGTATAACTGTACTTCACTACCCCATATTTCGTCTACGTTTGAAAGAGCTTGTTCTTTAATCACGCTAGCCATCTTATTTGCTTGTAGGCTATACGGATTAGAGCCGGCCTTAGGCCATTCATCTGTTTCAACATAGTCCTCTAAAAACTTATGCATACGAGTACCTACACTAGCGGCTTCAGTAACAATTTCTTGAGCTTTAACTTCTCCTACCCGTTTACGCCAAGCAATAAGTTGGGTTTTATCTTTAGTCTTATCTAAAATTGTTGTAACACTTGCTACAGAATTACCATCTGGACAATCATATAATCGTTTACCGTCTACAGATTTTTTATCAATAGTAGTATAGTTAAATTTGTTTGATATCAAATGTTTTCTCCGTTGGTTTTAAATAATCAAAGGCAAAGTTAATTACAAAACATCTTCGTGGTTGTTTGCCGGGATAAACTCCATGGTATACTCTACCATCCATAATAACAGTTTTGCCTGGATAAGAATGAAACTGTGATACAATCTGTGTGCCGTCAGGATGTGGAAGTAGTGTAAACAGAGCTCCATCAGTTGGTTGTACTTTATCTCGTGGACTATCAAAATACATTACCATACTAAGCAATTGAGGTTTCTGTGTATGATTGTGTACACTTTGATATCCACCATCACCATATTCAATAGCCCAGGTTTGATCTACTTTAAGATTAGTAATAGGCATATATGTTTTAACTTTGTCTTGTACCCACCTAGTTAAATTGTCTGATACTTCTTCTATATTAATAGTATATTGTGTGCGGTCAGGGTATGGTGATCTTTGTGCAAAACGAGTTGTAAAAATATCTTTATAGTCTTCCCACAACGGATAATCGGTCTCAATAACAAATTGATTGTTAGCACTATAAAAGTTATCACCCCACAATGGGGACCCGGTCACCATATTTTTTCATCCGGATCTAACCATGCATAATCAAAGTCAATAACAACTGTTCGTCTTGATCCTTTTACAGGATAAACTCCATGGAATACTTTGCCGTCCAATATAATACATTGACCACGTTTCGATATATAATTTCTAACAATTTGAGATCCGTTAGGTTCAGGCATAATTGTATAAAGCATACCATAACTTGCTTTATCTTTTTCTTTTCCATCAAGATCGGGTTGATCATCAAGGTGAAATACAACTGAGATTGCCTGATCACCATGACTATGTAAGCCTTGGTACCCGCCTTCATTATAATCAATACACCAAGACATATTAATTTTTAAGTTTTTAATAGGAATCATTTGCCCACGACATTTAGCTTCAACCCACTTAGTAAGCCCTATTACTTTATCTGATACGTCCCATTGAGTTCCCCATTTGCGAGATTGTTCTGTTATTTCAGCTGTTACATCAAATTGATAGCCGTTAATAGTAAATTTGCCTTCGCTGTCATCAGGCCCTTTGTTATTAAATAACACTTCAAATTCTTCGATAAAAGGACAATGTGTTTCAATTATAAACTCATTCATACCTCCCTTAACAACTTTATCGCTAAGGGGAGAGTTTCCTATTAACTTTTTAATGTCTTTTGGCGAGCTACTCATTATTATTTTTCTCTAAGAGATGAGGGTTGTTTATTTCATTCATAGTAGTAGTATATACTACTTTTTTAACGAAGTCAAGTAATTACTGAGCGTTAGCAGTGGCACGTTTTGCCATATCGCCTACTACATCAGCATTGGAGTCAGCTTGGGGAATTTGAGCATCGGAAGGTGCTTCAACTTTAGTGTTTAATGTAATACCTTTATCATCAAAGTTTTTGACATAGTTTTGTATTTCTGGATTGGCATCGTAAACAGCTTTGAATCCATTATAATCAAAATGTGTTTGATCAAGGTTAGTCATAATTTTATTGATAGCGTCGAAAGAAAGATAGGCAGGCTGATCTTTATTATCAGCACCGCCTATCATATTCCTAAAAACTGAGATTAATTGTGTTTTAAAATTTGTCTCTAAGACTTTTTTTTTGAAGCGTCTCCGCTTAAAATGTTGCCTAGTCTACGTGATCGTTCAACTGATTCGCGTTTTGCTCTATCAGCCGTTTCTTCTCCGCCTGTAGCAGGAGCACTTGCACCAAATTCATCGTCTACTGGAGCTTCAGCATCTATGTCACCTTCAGCGCCTGGTTCTGCATCAACTGGTTCCATTTCTGGATCTTCTGCAGGAGCTTCTTCATCGCCGCCCGGCATTACTTCTGGTCCACCTTCGCCTGTTATAATGGCTACGCCACCTGTGAGTGCTTCACGTGTAGTTTCAAATACTGTATATAAATTCTCAAGTGCTGGTTTTACAGTTTGAATGAATTGTTCGCTCATTTCACTGCCTAGTTCGTCACGAATAGAATCGCCTAGTTCTAGCATTGATTCAGTTTGCATTTCTGCTGTGTCTTCCATCCAGCCTGTAACTCTATCAACCATGTCCTTTGCGGCCATAACTAATTGAGCTGATTCTTCAGCGCCTTCTTTAACTGTTTCTTTCTTAGAAGCCTGGAAATCTTTTGACATTTTAGTATACTCGTCGCCTTTAAGCTCACGTACTGTCTTACCGTGGTTATCTTTTAGCCATTTAGTAAACCCTGTTTTAGGATCTTCGCCTTCTGATACCCATTCAGCTCTTTCTTCAATTTCTTTGTTAATAGTGTCTAGGAATAGTTTACCTTTTTGGTACGCATCGCTCTTATGAACAGTTTCAAAACTTTCGTTAGTTTCAACATCTGCTAATTGGGTACGCAATTTATTCCTTGCATTCTCAAGTTGCTCTAGTGTAAAAGAGGTTAATCTTAGCTTTGTACCGAATGACTTAGCAAGATTCTCATTCAACGCTTTCGCTGTTAATGGTTTTGATAGTTCATTAATTTTCATAGTGTATTCCTATCCTAAGTGTTATAGTTATTTATCATCTCTTATCAAAGATATGCCCGTTCAACTGGCTAGTATAATGCCAAGTGTGATCTTTTGCAATATCAAATCTTACTAATGCTGACTCTATTCTAAATTCATCATTAGTAGATTCTATGGTATTTTTAGCAAAAATGCTATCCATATAGTGTTTTCCTAGCTTTTGGTCCAATTCTAGTATTTCGTCCAGTGAATTATCACGGTTTTTAGCTATTGCAGTTGCATACGCAATAGCACCTCTTTTACTAACAGTTTCGGCTATCCGCTTACTTCTTTTTACGTCAAATACTAAAAAGCCTCTTTTAGTTTCCCTAATAACAACATTTTTAATTCTTACACTTTTGCCTTTAGCATAAGGAAAATATATATCTTGAAGACCATGCTCCATAATATCGTTAAGTTCTTGTTCAAGTTTATTTGAGTTCATTAGCAACTACCAACACCATATTCTTATTGCGTACTCTACTTACTAATGCTTTGCGTATAAGTGACTCAATAATGAATTGTTCTCGTTCGTGGAAACTATGTAAGGGCAATGGATAATCAAGTTTATTTAAAAGTTCTTTTTCTTCATTGCTCACTGCGATAGTGAATTTGCTTATTAATTCGTTTATCTTCATTACGAAGCCTTCATACTTGGATCATCAGGTACAGAACCTTTACCAGCTACTGCATCTGCTTTTGCTTTTATAATTGGATCTAATTCTTTTTTAGTGTATATGAATGCTGTTGGCTCACCAGGTTTAGGCTTTGGATTAGCTACTGTAACTTGGTCACCTTTAACGTCTTGAATACTAAATTCTTGTTCTTTTCCACCCATCGAGGGCATTGATAGTGAAGCACCTTTTTTAAGGACTGCTCCAGCTACTTTTTGTTGTGCTTTGTTTATTATATTAGCAGTACCTTTGGCAATTTTTTGTCCTATGCCTTTTCCTGCTTTAGCTCCTAAATTTGCGGCTTGACCTGCCACTTTTGCGGCACCTTTTGCTACAGCAGACCCCATCTTTGCTCCTACACGGCCCAGGGCCGCTATGGCAGGAACAATTTCTACTATTTGTTCCTCGTCAACCTTATTTTTAAATTCATAAAAACGCATAACTCTATTTAATCCTTTTTGACTTAACTTTTTTAGGTTTGAATGCCTTAGTTGCTGTCTTAGATACATTTCGCTTAGGTATTTTTCTACTTGTCGTTGATTTTTTTCTTCTAGTAACAGCTTTATCGTATCTTTTTTGTGATAATGGTTTATTAGCTTTTGCAATACGTTTTGAAGTTGCACCTGCTCTTTTACGTCTATTAATTGATTGTTGGGTAGTTGCTCCTTTTGAACGTCTTACTTTCTTTAGTGTGTTCATGCTTTTTACATTTTTAGCCGCATTACATGTATCAGCTTTAGCAACAATACGTCCTTTTCTAGTACCTGCCGTACATCTAAATTTCCTAACAACTTTACCTTTATTTCGTCCCCAGATTGCTACAACGCCTTCTGTTAATACTTCTGGAACTATGTCAACTATACGCATGGTTACTTCTTCCTCGTTGACTTAACACGTTTAGGCTTGAATGGCTTCATACCTCTTTTTGGTGATTTAGTAGTAGACCTAGAAGCTTTGTTCAGTACTTGTACTCTAATTGAAGCTGGGTTTGTACGCATTGTCTTATTTCTCTTACGCATCATCTTTGCTCCGAGTTTAGCTCTAGTACGTTTCATCCGTATTCTTGCTTTAACATTAGGAGCGGCAAAACATTGTGCTATTTTAGCCACAATCCTACCTTTGCGTTTACCTACAGTACAGCGGAACTTTCGAACCACATCTTTACCTCGGCGTCCCCAGATTTGCTTCTCGTCAAGCGGTTGAGTTATTTCACGTAGCAACATACGTGTATTTATGTGTTTAGTAAAAGGATTAGTTAAAATTCATAAGGATGACAACGAGCGTGGAAAGTAAGCCTGCAATTATAGTACCTGTGGCACCAACTATTACTTTCATCATCGACTTGTTACCATGTAATATATCGGTATGGATATGTTCGACTTTAGTTTCAATTATTGTTAATCGACGTTCTAAGGTTTCATAGCGTTCGTGACATAGTGCCACGTGGGCTTCTAAATTATCTGCTTCAATGTCTTGTTGAGTGCGTTTCTGTTGCACCATTATATCTCTCCATTCCGTTAATTATCGTGGAAGGGGCCTATTTTTAATCGCCTTATATTATAATGTATGCCTGGTGAAACGCAAAGAATCTAACAACTTAACTTTTCACAATAGTATTTATACTTGTGGTCCATCAGTATTATCTACTAACTTAAATACTATATTTTGTGCCTGTACATCTGTTGTTCTAAATGCGTCATTATTATTTAGTATAGTTTCTGATAATCCTTTAATAACTGGGACTAAATCAAAGTCAACCTTTAAGGTGTCTTCACTTAGTGCATAATCACGTTCAATACTTAAACGAAATGTCCAAACATTATGCTGACCTTTATGCTTAGTACCAAACCCTAAATTATCAACCTTACATTTCTCTGCTGTTGGCCAAGTTTCAAACTCTGGATTAACTCGCATACTTAATACTTGAAAAAACGTATTCCAATTTGCTTGTTGATTAATCAGCATCCGATCCTTACTTTTAAATTTAGTTTGACCAGTTTGTGTTATATCAATTAATGTTTTGATTTCAAATGATTGCATGACTTGTATACTTATCGGTCATAAAAAAAGGGTCCAGTAAAAACTGAACCCTTTCTTATTAGTATAACTCTAAAATATAAGCTAAATTACGCCCACTTAAGAGTTGTTTTACGTGTAACTGCAACTGTACCTGAACCAAAGTTCACACCGTCAACTGTACCTAAGTTGATTAAATCTTCAACTAAAGCCGCTTCGAATGTTCCTGATACTGTACCATCTTCTGATACATATCCTGTTGCATTTGTGAAGTCACCTTCAAGCATAAAATCTTGCTGAGTGCCAGTATCATATACTGCGCCAGCCGCCAAGATAGTTGCTCTAGCCATAATCGTGTTGTGGATTGCTTCCATAGCCGCTCTTGATGCGTCTGCGTCAACGTCCCAATTTACGTTTAAAAGGTGCGTGTCTTTTCCGATGTTTCGGATTTCTCCAGTGTAGGTTGCTACTAAAGGATTTACTTTTGTTACTCCAGCCATTTTATTTCTCCTATGTTCTCTAATGACCCTGACATACTTTCTCGTGTATGTTAGTTAATAGTATTTAGTCGATTGGGGGAATTTTGGTTACTTTTTGCTCTGTAATGCTCGTTTTTGGAGTGCTTTAAGCATTGTGATGTATCCTGGGCCAGCTTTTACAATATCATCCAGTAATTTAATAGCCGGAAAGTAAGAAGCAATAAAAGGAGACGGAACACTTTTGCCTGCCTTTGCCATGTCTAAAAACTTTTTAGTACCTACTAAGTTACGTGGACCTACAATGTATCTATAAAACATTAAGTCTTTATTTGATGTAGGTGTTTGGTCAGGAATACTAATTGTAGGTTCGTGATCCTTAACCATCGAAGTTTCTAAGTCTCTGTTAGTTGATAGTTCTTCTAAGTATGAAATTAAATCACTATTTCTTAATTTTGCTCTAGCGGCAAATAATAGTTTTGTTGTTACTGACTTTTTGTCACGTATACTAGCAGTACCGTAATTAACAAGGTATCGTCTAATACTTTTATATTCGGAGTTTATGCGTAACATATTTTCTATACGCATAAACAATTCTGAATTAGTACCAACAGTACCACCGGAAGCTATTTTATGAAGGTATCCATTTAATGCTAAGAGTGGAAATGATATACGTTTTCTCAAAGCCAATGCGGCCGCTGGATCTTTTAATTTATTAACTGCTTCTTCTGGTCCAGCTACAAAATATATTAAGTTATATAAATCAGTTCCATGCATACGAAAGTGCTTATAGTTTTGATTGTCTACAGTCTTTTTCGCATACCCATTAGCAATACCTTTAGAAGAACCTGGGTATTGCCTTAGTAACTCAAGAATCAATAGCGATAAGTATAGCCTTTCACCACAGTCAGTATATGATAACTTCTTTTGGTCAGTACTATTGCGAGTCATTCTCGCTTCATATATTTCGTCTAAGAATTTGAGTTCCATATCGCCTACTTCATATACTTGTCAGCAAAGATATTAATCATCTCTTTTGGATCTTTAACTGCAAGAAATTGTTCTAATCCAGCTGATTTTTGAATGTCTTTAGTAAACTCAAAACGTATAGCTGGCTTAACTCTATCAGTAGTTGCCATCATACGTAATGTTTTAGCTTGTGCTACATCAACTTTCATTTCTTTACCATCGTCAGTTGTAACGGTATTCCTCGGCTTTGGATTAGATTGTGAATCTAATATTTTGCCTAATTGGTTAAACATCATATCTTGTTTAAATCCTGGATCGTCGTTATCGTCAACGTCTGCTGGATCAACACCTCTACGCATAAAGTCGGTATCTGTAAAGTCACTTGCTCTCATATTAGTCCCCTCTCGTTTTACTGCTCTGTTAGCCGCACTAAAGCCTGCACGATTAACTAGTTTTATATCTCCTTTTGGATTAGCTAATACATAACCTTCTCCTCCAGGCTTACCACCTATTGATGCTTTAACATCAGCAGGTTGATTTTCTAATTGATTAATGATATCATCTTTAACTCTCATGATACCGTTTACTGTTTGCCATAATGCATTAAAAGCCTTAATATTTGTTTTTACATATTCAATAATTTTTGCTTGTTTATTTTTACTTACTTTGCTACCTGATAGCCATTGTACAAAGTCTTTACCTAGTTTATCTAATCCTGTATCAACTTTACTATTAGTATATGTATAAAGTATTTGAGAGAAGTCACTAACCTTCATTGCGGCTAATGTTTCTTTGTTTAATAAACTGTCAATCTCGTTAGCATTGTTACTTACAATTCCACTTACTTCTTTAATGCTACTCATGTCTACGTTTGGAGCATCAACTACAGTCACTGGTGGTAATACTAATACTTCTTTACCTTCAAATGGAGGTGTTTGACCTAAAGGACCTTCGTTACCGTTTTGATCTACAACTCTATGAATAACTACTCCAGTTTTACTTCTTGCTATTTGTTTACCTATGTCACTATCTTTTTGTACTGTATATGTTACTGTATTAGGTTTAAAGGACAGCGTTTCACCTATTGTATCAGGAGTATTAAAGTATAACATGTCTCCTTTGAAATAGCCTTTGTGTTTTTTAGGTACAGCTTTTTCAAATTCATCAAATACATCTTTCATATTGCCTGCAAATGCTTTATAACTGTCTGACTTCTCGCCACCTTTACCTCTACCAAGTAACATGGCCTGTAAGTCATCGCCACTTTGTGACTTACCATCATATCCTTTTGCACTAAAGCCTGACTTGTCTGTAAAGACAAACTTGCCATCTGCATCACGACCAAATATTACAGCAGGTGATCCATCCCATTTGATTGTTACATCTTTGTGTCCACCTTTGGCCATGTTAGCTAAAGATTGCAAAGCACGTTTGGCTCCAGCACTTCCTTCCCAGAAGATGATATCTTCTGCATGTTGGATACGTGCTTCCATTTCTTTTACAATTTGTTTAAATTCAAAAAATCTCATTATGGTAGCTCTAGTCCATCTTTTTCAAACCAGTCTTTAGCATCTTTAACTAAGTTTTCGTAATTAGGGTCTGCTTTAATTTTAG